GTTCTCAATGCATTATAAAAATTGCTATAATGAACTACGTGCTGCAACGATGACTTGGTTGACTAAAGTTACCGGTGCTAAAGTTTACGGATTCTTTATTACTGGTAGTTCTAATGGTGATACAAAGAATGCGATTCGTAATCGTTATGAAGATGAAGAACTTAAACGTATCCATAAAATCCAAGACAACTGGGAAAGAGATCGTCAGTTTACAACTTGGACTGATAAACATATGAAGGAAATAAAGAAACAAAAGTTCCTAGAATGTAACACACCAGGTTATGACAATTTCTTCCTGATTCCTGGCGGTAATAGTCTGCGAATTGAGGAAGAAACACTGGAGATTAATGGTAAAGTTACCTCTGGTAAATTGACAAGTGCGTTTATGAAAATGAACAAGTCCCGTCAAATTAACCGAGTTTTGGTATCTAAGTTCATCGGTGGTATTGCTGTTTGAGCTTGACAGTAATACCATTTGATGTTATTATTATGATGTATCTTTGATTTGGAGTCTATATTATGTCAGTTCGTACTGAAACCCGTGAGAAGTTTTTGAATGCTCTATTCACTACCGGCAAAACTGTTGTGAGTAAATCAGAGATTGAAGATATTTGTGATAGTCTGGGCATCAAAGTTCCTCAATGGTTTTTGAAAGAACCCTCTAATCGTGCCTCACGTGGCATGTATTGGGTACCCAATCTATCTGCGAAAGTTTTACCTATGCCTAAACAACCTGAAGTTCAAGATGAACCTAAGAAAGGTCATCGTATTTCCAACGTTACTACTGATCTTGAAACAGAGAATCTAATTCCTTCTGTTTACAAGAACTATGTTTCGTTTGGTAATTTTGATGATATTCTAAACATCATCAAGTCTGAACAGTTCTTTCCTGTATTCATTACAGGTCATTCAGGTAATGGTAAAACAATGTCTATCGAACAAGCATGTGCGAAAGCGAAACGTAAGTTCGTTTGCGTATCCATGACTCCAGATACAGATGAATCTGACCTGTTGGGTAACTATGTTCTTATCGATGGACAAATGGAATGGCGTGACGGTCCTGTGACTGTTGCCGCTCGTCAAGGTGCAGTTCTGTGTATTGACGAGATTGACTATGGTGCAAACAATCTTGCTGCATTGCAGCGAGTTCTTGAGGGTAAACCATTCTTGCTTAAGAAAAAGAATGAGTTGATTACACCTGCACCTGGCTTTACCATATTTGCTACTGCAAATACTAAAGGTAAAGGTTCTGAAGATGGTCGTTACATGTATACCAACGTACTGAACGAAGCGTTCCTTGAGCGATTCCTCAATACGATGGAACAAGATTGGCCATCGAATGCAATCGAACGTAAGATTCTAAAGAAAGAACTAGAATCTGTTGGTCAACCTGATGATGAGTTTGCAGAAAAACTTGTTACTTGGGCTGACGTTATTCGTAAAACCTTCAATGAAGGCGGTGTTGATGAAGTTATCTCAACTCGTCGTCTGGTACACATCGTCAAGACTCATGGTGTATTCGGTAACAAGATGAAAGCAATCCAACTTTGCTTGAATCGTTTTGATATTGATACCAAAACATCGTTTCTTGATCTGTATACCAAAGTCGATGCAGGTGCAAGTGCTGAACAAATCATGGCACCTCCTGTTGAGGAACCTGCAAAACCAGAAACGAGTGAAGAAATACCGTTCTAATCGACATTAATACCTGGGAGAGTATTGACTTACTCTCTTGGGTGTTGTATTATTGTAAAACAGAGATGAGTCGCCTCTGTACCATAAATTGTGCGACTAAACTATATGGAGTTTTTAATATGAAATCAGCAAAACAAAAAGTTCTGGCATATCTGTCTAAAGAAGATGGTTACAACACTCTCACTGCAAACAAAATGCAAAGTGTTTTTGGTGTTGCAAACCCATCAGCTCTAATCAATGAGCTACGTAATGATGGATACGCAATCTATCACAACAGCCGTATCAATGCACACGGTGACAAAGTTTTCTTCTACCGTCTAGGCACACCAACTAAGCGTATGGTTGCTGAAGGCATTGCGGCTATTCGTGCTCAAGGCGAACGAGCATTTGCCTAATTAGTAGGTAAACAGGTGGAGAGAGGTGATATATATTAGTATATCCCTCTCTCTTTTTTATGGATAAATTATGGAAATTCAAGTCAAAATAGATGAACTGAGAAAAAATAAACTCTTTGTTGCAACACCAATGTATGGTGGTATGAATCACGGTCTGTATATGAAATCCTCTTTGGATTTACAGGCAGTCATGTCACGTTACGGTGTTGATACAAAGTTTTCTTTTCTTTTCAACGAATCACTAATTACAAGAGCAAGAAATTACCTAGTAGATGAATTCCTTCGTTCGGAATGCACACATTTACTCTTTATCGATTCTGATATTCACTACGATCCGCGTGACGTTATTGCATTGATGGCACTTGATAAAGATGTTATTGGGGCACCTTATCCTAAGAAGTCTATCAATTGGGGCAACATCGCTGCAGCAGCACGTAAACATCCAAACATGGAAGCAAGAGAATTAGAAACTCTTGTTGGTGAGTATGTGTTTAACGTTGTCAAAGGTACATCACAGTTTCAAGTTACTGAGCCATTAGAAGTGATGGAGATTGGTACTGGATTCATGATGGTGAAACGTGAAGTATTCACAAAGTTTGCAGAAGCATATCCACATCTGCGATACAAACCAGATCATGTTGGCCAAGCTAACTTTGATGGATCACGTTACATTCATGCTTACTTTGATACTGTTATCGACAAAGGATATAACTTTGAAGATATCCATCGTTTGATGGAACGTGCGTCTAAGGGTGAAGATGTAAGCGAAGAAGCGAAAAAGATGCTTGAGTTGGAAAATGAAGCATCACATCGTTATCTGTCAGAAGATTACATGTTCTGCCAGTGGTGGCGAGCAATTGGTGGACAAGTGTATTTGTGCCCATGGATGAAAACACAACACATTGGTACATATGCGTTTACTGGTAACATGCCAGCAGTAGCACAGTTCACAGGTAAACTATGACACAACAAGGTCGTAAATTTGATGGAGGCAAACTAGAATATGGGTTGCTTCCACCCAAAGCACTTGAAGCGACCGTAGCTGTATTGACGTTTGGTGCTCAGAAGTATGAACGAGGCAACTGGAAGTTCGTACCTGAGTCCAAACGTAGATACTTTGATGCAATGCAACGGCACGTATGGGCATGGAAGAACGGTGAGCGAGATGATCCAGAATCTGGTATACATCACCTAGCTCATGCCATGTGCTGCTTGATGTTCTTGTATGAACATGATATAATCTATTCGATTGATGACAATTTTAATAATGAGGTAAATAATGAAACTATCCAAAGAAACAATTGAAGTTCTAAAGAACTACGGCAATATCAACCAAGGAATGTTCTTCCGCACTGGAAAGACACTCCGAACTGTAAATTCTCACAAAAATATTTTGACCAGCGCAGAAATTTCTGAAGAATTTCCCACAAATTTCGGTGTATATGACATAAATAACTTTTTGGGCGTCATTTCCGCAGACGAATCGCCAGAATTTGAGTTCTCCGACAAAGAGGTTAAGATCAAATGCAAGGGTGGTCGTTCTACTATCCGTTACGGTTTCTGTGATGCAGATGTTATCGTCGTGGCACCAGAGAAAGATATCGTAATGCCAAGTGAAGATATCAAGTTTGATCTATCGAAAGATGATCTACAGTGGGTTCTTCAGGTTGGTCGTTTATTGTCATCCACACACATTGTTGTAGAATCTGATGGTACAGAAGTTAATCTTTCAACCACAGATTTGCAGATGAACAATACTGCCAACACCAATAAACTGAAAGTTGGTGATGGTAATGGAACCAAATACAATATGATTTTCCGTTCTGAGTTTATTGAAAAACTTATGACTGGAAACTATACTGTGACAATCTCTGCAAAGGGTATTGCACACTTCCAGAATAATGATCGTAAGATTCAATACTGGATTACTACTGAGACTGGCAGCAAGTTCGAAGCTGCTTAATATTATGATATTTGTGAAAGGTTCTAATGGAACATATATTATGGACAGAGAAGTATCGTCCTCAAACAATCGAGGACTGCATTCTACCAGATCGTCTGAAGAAACCGTTTCAGGAATACGTCAGCCAGAAAGAGATACCAAATCTAATTCTAGCTGGTGGTCCGGGAGTAGGCAAGACAACCGTAGCGAAAGCAATGTGCAACGAGATCGGTTGCGATTACATTGTAATCAATGGTTCTGATGAATCTGGTATCGACACCTTTCGTGTAAAGATTAAGGGGTTTGCTTCTGCGATGAGTTTTACGGGTCGCCGTAAAGTTATCATCATCGATGAAGCAGACTACCTGAATCCTAATTCGACACAACCTGCGTTGCGTAATGCAATTGAAGAATTTGCAAAGAATTGTTCTTTCATCTTCACTTGTAATTACAAACAACGTATCATCGATCCACTGCATTCACGTTGTTCTGTTGTTGACTTCAATCTATCTCCGTCTGAAAAGGCAGAGATGGCATCTAAGTTCTTTGGTCGTATCAAATCAATTCTGACTGAAGAAGAAGTACCATACGAACAAAAGATTGTTGCGGAAGTTGTTAAGAAACACTTTCCAGATTTTCGTCGTGTGATTAACGAACTACAACGTTATTCAAAGTATGGTGAAATCAATGAAGGTATTCTAGCACAAGTCAGTAATGTAAAACTGGCTGAGATTGTGAAACACGTTGCGAACAAAGACTTTGGTTCTATTCGTAAGTGGGCAGCAACGAACGATGCAGATCCTAATACGATCTTTCGTTCAATCTATGACAACATGTACGATGTATTGAAACCTTCGTCAATTCCGAAGGCAGTTATCATTCTTGCTGACTATCAATACAAGAATGCATTTGTTGCAGATCCAGAAATCAATCTGGTTGCGTGTCTCACTGAATTGATGGTGGAGTGTGAATTTGTATGAACGTCACTACAAGTCTAAAAGTATTAGGATGGTTCACTAAAGAACAGATATATGCCATGGCAAATGGTATACATGGAGCAGTTTATGCGTTTGCTTTTCTGGACAAAGTTCCTGAAAAATATCAACATCCAAACGAATTTCAAGATACTTTTTATATTGGTGTGACTGGTGGAAGATATAGCCATGATAGTGTCTTTTTTGACAGAAAAGACAAAACGACCAATAGAGGTGAGTTTAAAACTCTGTTTAAAAGTAGAATGAAAACTCATTTTAGAAATCTTGAAAAGAGACTTGATCGTTATGATGAAGATAAGTATGAATTATTTCACAGTCTATATGAACCACAATTCAATAGAGATAGAAAAATATTTGTATATGTTGCAGTTCCACAAGATTATATTAAGAATACACAACGAAGAGCCTTGTTAAGTTTGGCAGAATCAGAGTACATCTATTCTTATGGTCAAAGATTTGACAGAATGCCTTTGATGAATCTAGATGAACAAGATGAATGCATGAGAATAGAGAATTCTGTATCTCAAAAAAGAATGCATAATTTTGAAGTCAATTCTTTGGAGAAGTTTGTATTATGAGTAAACCGTTTGATTATGTAAATGAGATTATGCAAGGTAAGAAGAATCTCATTGTTGATGAAGCAACGGAGAAAGAATATGTTCCGTTTCTGACCAACAAGAGTCTTTCTTACCAGTATGACTGTGTGATGTTTGCAAATGAGATGAATACCCGTCATCATCTAGATAAAAAGATGCAATTTGACTTTTTACTAAATACCGTGCGGGCAAAGAAACGTCCGTTCTCTAAGTGGTTAAAGCCTGAATCAAGTGACGATATAGAATGTCTCAAAATCCTATATGGATATTCCGACCAAAAGGCACTTGAATCTCTCCGCCTCCTTAGTGATGAACAAATCCAAAAATTAAAAGAAAAAACCCACAAGGGTGGATTAAGGAAATGAGATGACTGATATTTCTAAATTTGTCGAAGTGCAA